ATGAGGAAAACACTGCTAGCCTGCGTGCTGCTTACCTTATCTGCCAGCAGTTTTGCCGCACCGCAACTGGAGACCATCAGCCGCCTGCAATACGGTAAGGACTGGGCCTTCACCCGTGAAGAAGTCATGCTGCAATGCCGCCCGGGCAATGCGCTGTATGTGATTAACGACAGTACGCTGGCGCAATATCCTCTGAATGACGTGGCAAAAGAGCAGGTTAAAAACCATCAGGTTCAGGCGGTGCCCCTGGAGAAAATCTGGCTGGATGACCCGCAGAATCCCGGACAAAAAATGAGTCTGGCACCTTTTATCGCCAAAGCTGAATCGCTCTGCTGAAGCGCCGTGCTGCCGGTAAATGGCTGATGTTAATCCCATGTTTTGCGTATGTTGTCACACAATGAAAATAATGCCTCATTGTTATTATCACTATGTTTCAAACTGAGTGGAAATTAGTCATCTGTCGTCTATTCTTTAAGTTGTACGGCTTAACCGCCTGCATTAATGCCAACTTTTAGCGCACGGCTCTCTCCCAAGAGCCATTTCCCTAGACCGAATATAGGAATCGTATTCGGTCTTTTTTTTGCCTGTTTTTCAAAACAATCACTTATTGTAAAAACAATCACTTAGGCTGTTTTCACTTACCCTCAATGTTACTCATTTGGATTCTCCATCGCCATTTTATCGCCACTGATTTGAGCCAGCGGATTCAGGTGGATAGCGTCTTCCAGGTGATCCGGAGCAAAGTGCGCGTATCGCATAGTGACCCGGATATCTGAGTGCCCGAGGATGCGCTGCAGCACGATGATGTTGCCACCGGCCATCATAAAGTGACTGGCGAAGGTATGGCGCAGGACGTGCGTCATCTGACCTTCCGGCAGTTCGATGCCGGCCAGCCTGATCACCCGATAAAACTGCTTATAGCAGGGTGAGAAGGGAGTGCCCTTACGGGCGATCAATTCGTCATAGAGAGGGCGGGCGAGGGGAACGGTACGGTTCTTTTTACCTTTGGTATTGATGAAGGTGAGTTTATAGGGAGAAATCTGCGAGCTTTTGATTTTTGCCGCCTCGTTCCAACGTGCGCCGGTTGAAAGGCAGACTTTAACGATAAGCGTTAATTCGTCATTTCCATGCTGCTCACATGCTGCCATGAGCTGCAGAATTTGTTCCTGAGTCAGCCATGCCATTTCACGTTCCGGCTGGTCGAACTCGCGGATGTTTTCCAGCGGGTTAGGTAACGACCATTCCCCCAGGCGTTTCAGCTCATTGAACACCGCCCGCAGAAAAGCATGTTCACAGTTCACCGTACCGGTGGAAACTTTACGGGTTGCCAGGCTGGTACTGTAGCCGTTATCAATTTCACCTCTCAGTCGCTGATCACGATAGTGTGCCCAGTCCTTCGGTGTGATCATGCTGGCTATCGGGTCACCCATTCCCGCGCTGATAATCCTTAGTTTTCCCAGACGTCCCTTTTTATCATTCAGAGAGCAGCCATGCAGGCTGTACCAGAGTTCGACCAGTTCGCTCAGCTTCCGCCGGTCTTCCTTCTCACCAAGCCAGGGTTTGTTCTTTGCCTGATCCATGGTGTAAGTCTCAAAGGCTAAGGCTTCCCCCTTGGAATCAAACTGCCTGCGGCATCGCTTACCTTCGCGCCCGTTCGGGTAGCACTCACATAACCATTTGCCGGTAGACAGCTTTCTTACACTCATCACATCCTCCTTTTTGAGAATGTGAATTTTACTGTATATAAAACCAGTGTAAATGTTTGATTTATTCAGGTGTATACATGAAATGGGATTAATTCACTGAATCTATAATAGAAAAACCCGCTTTCGCGGGCTTGGTTTCAGTGCATTTGAAGAGACTGCTGACTATGTTTATCCGGATGCAACTGCACGGCATGTACCGTTCCAGGTTCAACAATGATGTCCGCAATGGACTCATGCGTTTTGAACGTACAACTGCAATTAATGTTCTGACACTGGTGATAGCGTTCTTTGGTATTGATGCTCAGATAACGGCTTGAACGGGCGTGTGCTGCGTGCTGGCATTTCGGGCAGTGCATCATAATAATCACCATGTAATCATTTTTAATCAGATACGGTCATTGTATGTTATCGCGTTCAGCATACATCCTAAATTACAGTGATTTACACTCTTCAAAATCTTGGTAATTCAAGAGAACTCAATCAAATCAAAAGGGGGAGTTATGCTATCCGGATTGAATCACCTCACTCTCGCGGTCAGTCATTTACCGCGGAGTTTTAGTTTCTATGTAGATGTTCTTGGTTTTATGCCTCGGGCTAAATGGGCGAGAGGGGCTTACCTGTCACTTGGTGACCTGTGGTTATGTTTATCGTTGGAATCTGTTGTAGAACGCAAGACAGATTACACACACTACGCCTTTACAATCGCATCAGATGACATGCCGTCATTGCGAGAGAAAATACAGCAGGCCGGTGCCATAGAGTGGAAAAGCAACAAGAGTGAAGGGGAGTCAATTTACTTTCTCGACCCCGATGGCCACCAGTTAGAGATTCATTGCGGCGATCTTGAAAGCAGGCTCCGTTCGTGCAAAGAAAATCCATACGATGAAATGGAGTTCTTCTGAGGCTATTAATGCCTCAGTTGTTTTCCGTCGCCTCATAACTCACATCTGACAGCAGCACCTCCAGTTCCAGCCCCGTTGTATATCCGCCATTGTTCAGGCTGTGCGTGACCTTGCTGATTAACCATGGCTGTGCGTCGATCACTGCTTTAAAGCCTGACACCGCCAGCGGGGTTTCGGGGAACAGGTCAGCACGTCCGCGAGCCAGGGAGATAGAGAACTGTGCGACGCCGCGCTGTAGCTTGTCCCATTTGGCCTGTGCTGCCCGCATGGCGGCCTTCTGCGTGGCGTAGACCGTCGTCAGCGCAAACACGTTTTCATCATTGCCTACCAGATATTCGCCTTCTTTCGTCTCCGGCGCTTTTTGTGCTTTCGCCGTGGTCTTTTTGGCCGCCGGATGTTGCAGGGCGCGCAGGTGCTTTTCTTTCTTCTTTCGCTGTACCTTCACCTTTTTTGGCTTTGGTTCTTTGGTATGCAGCCAGGTAGCTGATACGCCGGTGTAAGCATCACGGTCAGCAATATTGAACGTATGCCCGTCGCCATCGCTGCGGGACAGCGTTATTTGCGGGATCGGCTTGCCACTGGCGGTGAGGGCTGAGCCTGGCTTAATAAAAATCAGTTTACCGGCCTTGATGGCGACAACCCCGCCGTTCAGCTCGGCCAGACGGGTGATAAAAGCCGCGTCGGTTTCCTGCGTCTGATCGATGTGCGAAACCTTCACACCCTTGAGCGACTCGGCGACGGCGGGCTGGAGACTGTTTCGCGCCGCGATGGCGGAGACAATCGCCTCCAGCGTTGTGTCGTGATAGGAGTTATCGCGGCGGGAATTCAGGCTGCCGCGATAGTCGGCGCTGCGGGCGCGCAGCGTCAGCGTATCCGGCGCGCCCCGATGCTCCACTTCGTCCACCGTAAACTCCCCCTTATGGAACAGCGCCTGACCTTTCCAGCCCAGAAAGACGCTTAGCACCGCGCCGCGCGGAGGCATCTGCATCAGTCCGTCCGCGTCGTCCAGCTCGATGTCGAGCTGGTCAGCCTCAAAGCCGCGGTTGTCGGTCAGCAACAGCGAAATAAGTCGCTTGCTGATATCCGTGGTGATATCTGAACCGGCGAGTTTAACCATGTAGTCCGGCGCAATCTGTGCGCCGTTATCCATTGCGATCGTGGACATCATGACATCAGCCCGCCTGCATACTTCTGCGCATTGCTGGCAATGCCGCCCGCCTGATCCAGAAGGCCGTCGGCCTGAGTTTTAATATCGCCGAACATGGCGGTCAGGCTTTCGTCCACCCGCTTGAGGCTCAGCGTAAACTCAATTTTGCGGGCGGCACCGTTAGCGAAAAACTCTGAATGCTCGTCACTGAGGCTTTCCACCACGAACATTCCGTAAATCGCACCGTTGCCGCCAATCAGCGACCAGGCGCGGCCTTGATCTGCCATCAGGCGCAGTGCGTCCAGGCTCAGCCTGCCGCCGGTGATTTCCGGCAGCAGCGTGCCGGTCAGGGTGATTTTTTCATCCCCTTGCCCGAGAAACTGCGGCGCGGCGCGCAGGCCGATCCGGTCATTGGTCGGCCAGCGGTATTCCGCCGAGCGTTGCAAACTCTGATAGGGCAGGGTTTGCAGCATAAACACGAATATCCCCAAAGCCAGCATCATAGAAACCCCCTTAGCCGTAATTCATTGAGCTGCGCGCCGCAGAACGCTGGCGGCGCATGTAATCTTCAAATAAACGCATTGCCTCGGCGGCGACGTCCTTCGCACTTTGTCCGGGCGCAGCGTAGACGTTGAAGGTAGGAGCGGCAGCAGGAGCCTGATTACGCATCAGCGCCGACGTATCCCGACGCCCCGTGACGCTCACCGGACCACGTACCAGCTCCGCGCCGTTCTCTCCCACAATGCCGACCTCACCGGCGGCAATGTCTCCGCCTTTGTCGAACATGCCCGCGTAGCTGTATGCCGCACCGCCGGTGCCGTAAGGTTGTGCGGTGTTCAGACCGCCCGCAGGTTTCGGCAGTATCGGCGCAGGCAGCGCAGACGTAGAAAGCCCCTCCGCCGGTTTCGGCAGGCTATTGCTGACGCTCACCGAAATGGTTTTATCGCCGTCCGATTTCATCCAGTCCGGCAGGAAATCGGTCATGCTGGAAAGCTTGTCTTTCAGCGCCTGCCACTTCGCGGCAATTCCGTCCATCAGCGCGGTGATCATATTGCTGCCCGCCTCTTTAAATTTGCCTGGCAGGCTTTTCACCACGTCGAAAATCTTCTGCCCAAAAGACTTGAGGAAATTGATATAGGCCGCAAACCCCGCTTTTGCCCCGTCTTTAATGCCTGTCCAGACCGCTGCGAACTTATCCGATAATCCCTGCACACCGGCAACGATGCTGTTCCAGGTGCCGGTCAGCCAGTCGGTGATGGTTGCCCAGGCTTTGGTCGTCCAGGCGGCAATCGCGTCCCACATCTTTTTAAACTTCGGCTCCAGCGTGCTCCAGTTCGCCCAGATATAAATCGCCGCCATCGCGATCAGTGCGACCACGGCCAGCAGCGGGTTTGCCATCGCGGCGCGTCCCATCCACAGCAGCGCGGTGCCCACGCCTTTCAGTGCCATGCCGATATAACCCAGACCTTTCACGACCGGACCGACCACCACGCCCAGCACGCCGAGGCCGACAACCAGACTCGTCACCGCCAGCGCTGACTTAACGATAGTGCCGGTCAGCTTCGGGTTGGCCTTCACCCATTTGCCCACGTTGCCGAGCCAGTCAGTCGCGGATTGCGTCAGTTTTCGCAGGCTGGAATCCTGTTTATCGAAGGTCTCAATCTGCAAATCCTCAAACGCGGACTGCATGTTTTTCAGGTCGCCGTCGAGGTTATCGGTCTGCACCTTCGCGACCGACGCCGCCGATCCCTGCGAGTTTTCCAGCGCGGTTTTCTTTTCGGTCAGCCTGCCGTTGCCTGCGGCCTCCACCAGCTTCACCGCGCCTTTCATCGCCTCTTCACCGAAGATCACTTTCAGGTATTCGGCCTGCTGCGCCGTCCCGAGCTTGTTCCTTTTGAATGAGGCGTTGATGTCGGTGAGGATTTTCTGAACAGGCAGCATGTTGCCCTTCTTATCCCGCGTAGTGATCCCCAGCTCCTTCAGCGCCGCCGGTGACTGCCCCGTCGGTGCCTGCAACCGGCTGAACATCGCGCTGGCACCGGTGCCCGCCATGCTGCCTTTGATGCCGTTATCTGCCAGCACGCCGAGCATCGCGGTAGTGTCTTCGATACTGGCACCCGCCGCCTGGGCGATAGGTGCCACGTATTTCATCGCTTCGCCCAGCTCAATCAGGTTGGTGTTCGAGCTGGTAAACCCTTTGGTCATCACGTCAGAGACACGCTTAATCTGATCCATCGGGATGTTGAACGCCGACTGCATGTTAGTGACGATGTCGGCGGCGTCGGCAATATCAATCCCCGAAGCCAGCGACAGGTTCACCGTGGATTCGGTTGAGCTGAGAATGGAGTCGGCGTTATAGCCGGAGCGGGCAAGTACGCCCTGCGTACGCGCAACGTCCATCGGCGAAAATGCCGTACTTCCGCCGATATCGCGCGCCTGCTGCCGGATAGCTGCCAGCTTTTTGTCGGTTTTATCCAGCCCGAGGATCGCCTGTGTACCGGACATCTCTTTATCAAAAGTGATGCCTGGGGCGATAAATTTCCCCTCTGCATACAGCGCCGCCGAGCCCACGCCCATCGCTACCGCGCCGTTATTTCGGATAGTGTCGCCTGCGCGCTGGGTTGCCTGAAAACGCCTGCGGCTGTTGTCCCGCCGCTGCTGCTGCCGGTTCAGCCTTGCAAGCTCCTCCCGCTGACGGGCAAGCGTGGCGTTCGCCTCCTGCGAGCTGGCTCGTAACCGGCGCTGCTCGGCGGCGAGGTTCCGCGTGGAAATACCCGCCGACTCCAGCGCGCCGCGCTGACGTTGCACGGAGTTGCGCAGGCTGTTTTCTTTGGCCTGCAATTCGCTGGCGGCGCGCTTGGCGGCCTCCATCAGCCGCGTCTGCTTAGCCGTCGGGTTCGCCGTATTGGCAAACGCCTGCGACAGCCTGCTGGCTTCCTCTTTGGCTTTCTTCAGGCTGGCACGGGTGACGGCCAGCTGCGCGCTCGCCTTGCGAAAGCCGTCGATTTGCGACGCCTGCGCGTTGAGATTTCGCAGGGTGTCCTGCGTGTTGCGGATGTTTCCGCTGAGTGCCTTACTGGCTTTTTCCACCGAGCGGAAAGGGCGCGACGCCCGATCCACGGCGTTCAGCAGCACCTGCAATCGTAAATTACTCACTTTCGGCTCCGCTACGCAGTAACGCGCGACGCCGCCAGCCGATAATCTCGGTCAGCGACATCGCAAAGAGTTCCGAGGGCTGCCAGTGAAACACCGCCGCAATGTCAGCCATCAGGTCGTCAACTATCAAAGAGGCGGGCAGTTTTACTGTTCCGATTTCGGCGATAAAAAACCGACCACCTTGCTCGCCAGCGCGATCAGGTCGGGCAGGCAAAGCGCGTTGCATTCCTGTTTGGTAAGGATCGGCAGCGTGATGCGCGGTAGCACCGTCACCAGCGCGTCAACGTCCGCATTCGACAAGGAGGCAAGGCCGATGCCGCGCAGATGACCGGCGTTTGGCTTGATGATTTCAACCTGGCTAATCACCATCTCGCCACGGGTGATCGGTTCTTCCAGGGTAATGACGTTTTCATTTTCGATAGCGGCTTCATTAATCTGTTTCATGACATTCTCTTAAATCGTAAGGGGTATAGCAGCGCCGCGAACCAGCGCCGCTCAGGGGTTACAGGCCGATGTTTTTGCGGTGCTCCGCCAGGCGGTCAGTGCCGTTGACGATTTCCACCATGTTCACGGTGTCCACCTCGATCACATCCTGCCCGTTGATGCTCAGCTTGAAATAGGTGCACTGGGTGGACACTTTGGTTTCGGTGTCTTCGCCCTGTTTGTATTCGCCGAAATCAATCTCTTTGTGACGCCCGCGCATCACGACTTCCACCGCGAGCGTCTCGCCGGTGTCGTCCTGCTGGAAGGAACCGGCAAAGCGCAGCGGTGTTGCGTCAACTGCCCCCCACTGCTGGAGCACCAGCGTATCCAGCCCGCCCATCGTCCATTCCAGCGTCAGCGCGTCGTCATCCAGCCCGAAGTCAATCGGCGCGGCACCGTTCATGCCGCCGCCGCGATAGTTCTCCAGCTTGCGTGTCAGCTTTGGCAGCGTCAGCGCGCTGACCACGCCGACGTAGTTGTGTCCGTCGTTAAACAGGTTCAGGTATTTCAGTTTCTTAGGCAGTGCCATGTTTTAGCGCCTCTTAGCTGTTAACGGAGGTGGCGAACGTCGCCAGATATTGATCGGTGATGCGCTGACGCAGGGTTAAATCTTCCAGCGGCGGCACCGGCGTATAGTCATAATCAATGAACAGCTTGCCCGCTTTCAGGGTTTCGACGGTGTTGGCTTCGGGGTCATACCAGCAGGAACCATCAATGATCAGACCGGCAGATTTCATTTCGCGCAGCTTGGCGTTAATGCCCGCAATCATGTCTTTGATAAGCGTCGGGGTCATTGGCCTGTCCATCGCCCACAGGTGCGCTTCTGCCATGGTGTCCGCCAGCACCTGCGCGGTGCGGGTGTAGTTCTCAAACAGGAACAGCGGATCGTCAGAGCAGGTGCGCTGCCCCCAAAACTTAAAGCCGTCTTTGCGGATAAGCGTGGTCACGCACGCCTGATTCAGCAGGTCGGCATCGGTGCCGGTGGTCTGCAAATCCCAGTACACGCTGGCAGACAGGCCGGTGACGCCGTTGATACCGACGTTTGAAAGCGTTTTATGCCAGCCGGTTTCTGCGTCGATTTTGGCACGCAGGCCGAGCGCGTAAGCGGTGGCGGGCGCGATGTCGCTGGCATTGGTGGTGGTGTTCCAGGACACGAAATCAGGCCAGACAACCATCAGCTCACGCTGGCTGAAATTGTCGCGGTACTTAATGGCATCGGACACGGTTTTGCAGCCGTAGGCGCTGACGTAGCCAAAGGCGCGCAGCTGCTGACAGACGGCGGCGAGCGCGGTTGCGACCTCCTGATTATCAAGCCCCGGCACGCCGAGAATGCGCGGCTTTACGCCGAGTTCAGTTTGCGCAGACAGCAGGGCTTTCATGCCCGTATACATGCCGGTTTCGTCCGAACCGCCGATGATGTTTGAGGTGGTTTCCGCGTCGGTTTCGCCCTCTGCGACGCGAACAACGACGACAACCGGTTTAGCCTGGTTGGCGATTGCCATCAGGGAGGCGCGGAGCGTGCCGGTTTTACCCGCCTTGCCTGCGGCTGTCAGTACGTTAGTAATGAGCACCGGCGTATCCAGCGGGAAGGTCGCCGCGTCGGCATCTTCTGCGGTGCAGACCATCCCGATGATGGCGGTGGAAACGGTGGAAATAACGCGGGTGCCGTCATTGATTTCAACAACGCGCACACCGTGATGATAATCAGCCATGGTGTTTTTCCTGTGATTGGGGTGACGTCAATCATCGCGTGTTGGGGACAATCAGGCACGGCGGGCGGGATGTGTGGGGAATGGCACAACGTGGCCGTCTCCCCGCCCATAACAGGGAGACGGCTGAGGTAATAAGCCTTCAGAACATGTCAGGCGAAGACATCAATCTTTGTCAGTTTTGGGGTAACGGATATTTTTTTATCCGTTTCCCCCGAGACGGATGTCTTTTTATCACCACCTTCTTCCATTTGTTTTTGCAGTAACTGCGCAAGTTGTTGATAAAGAGCCTCTAATTGCTCTTTCAGCAGTGCTTGCTCTTCTTTTGAAAGGCCTCCCTCTGCAATACGCTCGAGAACAGTTGAAATTTTCTCTTGAATATCATGTATCTGTGCCGAGATGTCCTTTTTAGAATGTGACTTACCAACTTCATTGTCTGTACTTATCGGATTGCCACGCATGCCTGTATCTATAACCATTTAATCCCTCCTTTTATGAGTTAACTCCTCATAATTAATCGGAGCATGATTAAAAAGGATAAGCAGGCCAGGCAATATCCGGCGCTGCTGATAAATCCAGCCGGTTCAGGGCAATGCGGTATTTTTTCCAGGCGGTCAGGCTTGCCCGTTCCGCCTCCGTCGCGTCGTCAATATCGACGGCATCCTGCAAAGGCGCGATAGCCGCGTTTGCCTTAGCCATCAGGGCTGACAGCATGGCGGTGGCTTCGGCTTTCAGTTCCGCCACGGACGGGGCGGGGATATCTGCCCAGGCTGGCAGCCCGTCGTTGCCCGCAACCCGCACTTTCCCTTCCGGCGGGGGAAGGGTTTGGTATTCACGGTAAACAACATCGCTGACCGCCACACCATCATCAGGCCAGCTTCCCGCATCGTCGTACACTTCCCGCAGTTCCCGCGGATAAAAGCCGTTAGTGAGCGGGCTGTATACATAAAGACTTGACGTGATTGCGCTGTAATAGTTGCTCATTTTATCCCCTTACCAGCCGGTGGCTTCCCAGTAACTGCCGCCGCTGTCCTGACCGCAGGTGAAACCGATGTTATTAATAATCTGTGCCGTACCAAAGTTGTCGTTGAACGTCCCGCCGCCGCCATTGATCGCCGTTACCTGAACGTTGACGCAGGTATTCGGGAAAGGAATGGGAAAATTCACCGTAGACCAGCCGCGACTCCCTTTATTGACGACGCCCCACTGCTTAATCATGCCGGTGTCACCGCATCGCCACCAGCCGCCGCCGAGGTTGGCGGTATTGGTATTGACCGGCTGCCGGTTGTTGGGGCTGTAAACCCGCTGCCCCCTCTCGAAAACGCCACCGGTATCAGCATTGATGTTGCCCTGGGCATTTAAGTCGCCGACACCATTAAACCTGACGTAACCCGTTTGCTGAGTGTTATTGACGTTGACCGTCCGGAATGTAAATCCACCAGAACCGCCCCCCTTATTATTGATAAAGACGGATTCGCCCTGGCTGCCACTTTCATTCCACCCGATATGCGTTCCCTGACCCGAACCTGGATTCGGGGGATTCGTCGCACGCAGGACTGAACCATACACCGCGCCAGGACAGCTAAAACTCCCGTCCATTGGATCGAACAACCAGGATGCAGAAAGCCCACTATCACCAATTGCATGAATAACGGCGGTCGCAAATTTCTGCCCGCCGCTGGTGAGCGCCCCAAAACTGATGGCTGTGCCATAGCCATAACTCGTGGTTTGAATCACCCCTTTAACAATCGGCGCATATGAGCTGACATCCCGTGGTGCCTTATATCCGTAGGGAACGATGAACGGGGCATTCGGTTGGGCATACTGATTAGCAAACCCTCCCACACCCTCCCACACATCTGGCTTGATGCCGTAGTGAGTCGCGTTGTTCAGATACCCCACGTTGCCACCAGCGGCAGGGACGGCATTTACATCAGCGGCAGCGAGGCTGATATCTTTGGTGCCATCAAACGCCACACCGGAAATCTTGCGTGCGGTGGCGAGTTTCGTCGCCGCGACGGCTGTGCCATTGCTAGGCAGTCCGCCCAGGTTTTTTAATGCGTCTGTGGCAGTTTTCGCACCGGTGCCACCACTGGAAACAGGCAGCGCCGTGTTTAATGTCAGCCCACCCACCACCGTCATGGCACTGGCAAAAGTGGCATCTTTAACGACCTTCATGGTGTCATTGATGGTCAGTGGCGAATCAATGGAAACCGCCGACGTGAAGATGTTGGCAGTGTCCCTGTTATATCCCAGATACAACGTCCCGCCGGTGCCTGAACCTGTATCCTTCAGACTGGCTGACAAGGTGACATTGCCGTTGTTATGGTCACGCAGAATGACGGCATCATTACGCCCGCGGATCACTGAATTCGCATTCGTTGAGGAAAGGGTAATACCTGACTCAGGCCGTAAAACGCCGTTTGCGATTTGTACGCTGTCAGTTTGTCCGTCGCAGACGATACGGGCTTTAATGGTGCCGGTTTCATCCCTGGCATCCATACGCATCACGCCTTCACCAGCGGGATAAATGGCAGCGGACAGGCCACCCAGCGCACGCCCAGCGTGCGGATCTGTATCGGTCAGCGTATTCGGCAAACGGAAATACATATTCCCCATTGAGGTCAGCGCAGAGGGAAGATTTGCGGCGGATACCTTGCCGACGCGGCTGGTGAAGGACATGTAAGCTTCATAGTCATTCGGTCTCATGATACCGACGCGATAATTAGCCTGGATCGAACTGGCGACCTCCAGGTTAGCCGCCATTTTAACGCTGGACGCAATGTCGGTAAGTTTGCTGAGGCCGGTAATATCCGCGTTCTCACCCGATCGGGCGACGCCCAGCCGCGTCAAATCCGTCAGCGTCATGCTGCCGCTGTCCAGAATCTTCCGCCAGCCGAACGGATAACCGCTGTCGCTGAGGAACCATTTCCAGCCGCCCGCTGCGGTGTATGAACCGATGCGCTCAAAAATCTGTCCGTCGTTATTAATCAGGCGCTGATAGGCCGCCGCACCCGCCGCCCAGTAGCGCCGCCAGTTGTGCAACTGACCGGCAACGACGTAGGTCGCACCCAGAGGATGATCTTCAAACGTGGCAGAAATACTGACGGGATTAGTGACGTCAATAATGGACGGGTCATCCAAACGCTTAACCTTGGTCGTGTCCGTTGCCAGCATCAGATTGCTCATTGCCCCGACGTCCGCCGCCGACAAAGTGATATCAGCACTCAGCGCTTTGTTATTTACTTTGCGGGTGGAAGGGACGCGGGTGTTGGCATTGTCATTGGCGGTCTTTACCGCCTTTGGCGTCGCCGCCAGCGTTTCGCTGGTACTGCTGACCGAGCTGTTAAGCTGCACAAAACCTTTTGCCGTCAGCGTACCGTCGGGATGGTTACGGGATTTTTCATGCGCCGCCAGCAGGTCATTCACATACTGCTCCGTTGCCATAATCACCGAGTCGTCGATCAGCAGGCTGATGACTTCGGTGTTACTGACGGCAATCACCATTCGCAACGTCTGCGTGCGGCCTGAACCTTCCGCCAGGGTCGGCTTGTAAGTGTCCGCCATGTTACAGACGGCAATCAGCGCCCCGTCGCTGCTAAACAGCCCCATTTCACGCATCCAGAAGCCGCCAACGCTGGCAGAAATCACCGCCTCAGCAATCACCCAGTTACCATGAGTCGGATCCAGCTTTAAGGAATTGAGCGGCGTGCGGTACACCTCTTTAACCAGCTTGGTCTGTGTGGCAACCGGAGTGGTCGCCTTGCCGTTGCCGTCACCGACGGCAAGCTGCGTAATATTGATGTCAGTCCCCGCCGCAATGGCTGCCGCAATGCGCGACTGCCCAAGCGTGGTGACAACGGATTTAAATGTGCTCATAGCGTCCTCTTATGCGGGGTAAACGGTCAGCAGTTCGCCAAGGTATTGCGCTGCGCCGATGTAAACATCGCCTTTAATGTCCTGGGTGATGGTCAGCCCGATCAGATGGCGGCTGGCAGGCTTGGCGTCAGCAATCAGCCGTTCCATCTCTAAATACATTTCTTCGGTGATGCCGGTTTCCAGCACGCCGATATCCAGGCGGAACGTGCCTGGCTCGTCATTCGTTTCCCACCATTCGGTCACGTTAATCAGGTAGCCGAGCGGCTCCACCACGCGCCGGATGGCACCGATGGTTCCTTTGTGGCAGTGAATAAACCATGCCGACTGAATGACGCGGCGCTTTGTGGCGACAGGCCAGTTTTCATCCCAGCGGTCAACCGACAGCGCCCACGCCAGGTAAGGCAAAAACTTTGCCGGACAGGTCAGCGGATCCCAAAGCTGCCGCAGCGGCACCGGCACGTTTTCAAGCGCGGTGCAGGCATCGGCGGCAGCGACTTCCAGCGCGGAGGAACCGACGGGCAGCAGGCGATCACTCATCGTAACCGCCCACTTTCAGGGTGTAAGCGGTGCAGAATGACGCCTGCGTTTTATCCAGCTCGATGTCAGCGGCGGGGCTTTTCAGCTCCACCCGCTGCACGCCTTCAACGTGCAGCGCGGCATAAATGGCGGACAGCCGGATGTCGCGGCCTAAACGGTGCTGCGCGGTGGTGTAGGCGATAAGCCTGGCTTCGGCGGCTGCGCGGATGGGTTCGGCTTCCGGACCAGGGAACAAATACAGCACGGCATCGATGGTGTAATTCACGACGGTTGCTGACTGAACGGTCACGCGGTCGGCCACGGGACGGACGTTCTCGTCATTGAGCGCGGCCTGAACTTTCGCCAGCAGGTCGGCGGGCGCGGTGCCGTTGCCGGTCTGCGCCAGCACGGAAATCGTCACGCAGGCAGGCGACGGACTGATCACCGAAATATCCGCCACCCGCCCGTCAGCCGAGCGCCCGTGATATTCATAGGAGCCGACCGGACCGGCTACACTCAGCCCTTCAAAAGCCTGCTGCGCACGGATACGCAAATCAGCATCGCTTTCCATCACCGCCGCCACGGCGGGCACGCTGACCGTATCGGCAGGGGTGATCGTCAGGCGTTCGACGCTGAACGTGGCGGCGATATTGTCGAGATCAGTACCGGCGGCATAAGCCAGCATCACCGCCTGCGCGGCCTCGTTAACCCGTTGACGCAGGATCACTTCGCGGTAAGCGTTCTCCTCCAGCAGCTTCACAATCGGTTCAGACTCCAGGGTCAATGTGCGGGCGATGGCGGCCTGCTGGTCTTCGGGGTAAAGCGATACCAGCGTGGCTTTGCGTTCCGCCAGGAGGATTTCGTAATCCAGCACCTCCACCACGTCGGGGGCGGGTAACTGGCTCAGGTCGATAGTTGCCATAATTCAGCTCACTGGAAGGGTTAAGGAGATGGCGGCGGACGTGTCTTTGCGGATGCCGGTGAGTTCAACCACCGCTTTCCCGTCGAACGTCGTTTCAAAGGTGATGCCGGTGAGGCTGACGCGCGGCTCCCACTTGAGGATCGCGCTGTAACAGGCCGCCATGATTTGCAGGCGCAGCGCCGCATTCTGCGGGCGGTCAGTCAGCTCAGACAGCAATGAACCATAGTCACGGCGCATGACGCGGGAACCGACGGGCGTGCGCAGAATGTCGCTGACCGACTGCTGAATATGTGCCAGGTCTTCAACGCTGCGCCCCGTGTCGCGAGCCAGACCGATGTATTTCGCGTTAGTCATGAAGGCACCTGCGTCTGACCGCCGCCCGTCTGGACGCCGCCGTGTTTATGGGTATGCACGACAATGCCGTTTGACGTGATGCTGCCGCCCGAGTGGGTGAGATTGCCGGTCATGGTGCCGCCTTGTTTGATTTCGATAGTGCCGGTGGTGAGCTTGTTTGTGCAGACCACCTCCGGCGTGTCGAGCGTGATGCGCGTTTTCGCCGTGCAGGTGATCAGCGGGGCAGTGACTGCCACCTTATCCGAGGCGTTCACCGTGGCGGACTTGATACCGGTCGCCAGCAGCGCGCCGGTTTTCGGTTCGTACTCAATCACCGTGCCGTCAGGGAAAGTGATGTGCATGGCATCGGCTGAAGCCGACGGCGCAGGAAATTCATCAGAAAAAACGGCGGGCATCACAAAGGCGGTGTCGAGTTCGCCGCCCAGGCAGAACAGCAAAACCTGTTCACCGGCGGACGGTGCCCACCAGGAACGGGAACGCCCTGCGCGGGAGGTCAGCCAGTGCAGCCAGTCGGTGACGTTGCCGCCGGTGTTCACGCGACAGGTGCCCGCAACTAAATCCACCTCGGCAACGGTGCCAATGCGGATCAAATTGCGCAGCAGGCGCGGAATGTCGTGTTTCGGAATGGATGTATTCATGGATAAAAGAATGCCGCCCTGTCAGGCGGCATACAATTTGAGGCGGGTTGATGTTAGATGGCACAACCTTAGTGGTGCATCGATAAATTATCATTCCGCTAAGACACTGCACCTTGGCTATTCCCATCTACGCATCATAATTAATTGAAAAATAAGAATTAAATTTATTTTTCTTAAGTTTTTTTGATTTTAAACTAGCATGTGATTTATTTGTTATTTACTATGAAATAGACATTTATTATTTTGTAGTTTAAAAATCAATACGTTTTATATTTTAATAATAAGGGTTTATTGTATGAATGAAGTTTTAGTTACTAGTTGGGATCCTCTTGAAACAGCAATCGATATTGATAAAGACGTAGTGGCCTCCGCCAAAAAAAGAGAAATTAAAAATATTCTAAAGTCCTATGTTAGTAATTACGATCCATTTTCTGAATTAATTCAAAATGCGATGGATGCAGTAGAGAGACGTTGCAATAATGAAAAAGAACATAATCCAAAACTGTTTATCCAAATAAATCTTCTTGAAAACTCAGTAGAAATCGCTGACAACGGATGTGGTTTTGAGGAGAGTGAGTTCAAGAGTTTTCTTGCTCCAAGTATTTCATTTAAATCGGGCGGAAAAACCCGAGGAAATAAAGGGGTTGGAGTAACTTATATCGCATATGGTTTTAATCAGTTATTTATCAGAACTAAAAACAATCATTTTTCATATCAAGGTTTAATTCGCAGAGGCCGAGAGTGGATAGAAGACAGCGATGGTTCGGTGTCCAGACCAAAAGTCGAAAAGACGGAAACTAAGAGCGAATTGTTTGATTCTTTAGATCAGGGCTCAAGTTTTAAAATAATTTTTACAGGTAATCATATTCGCCCTAGTAATTTGAAGTGGTATCAAGCACAGACTGCTGAACAATGGTTATACCTTTTATTACTAAAAACTCCTCTAGGGACAATTATGCTCCCACAATTAGCTGAGCATAAAATTAAATTCGATTTATCAGTTATTGATGTCAGTGGTGATGTGACGACTATAAGCAATGAGTCAGCAGCTTATAAATTCCCTCACTTTGAAATTAGTGCCTCTCAAAAGTTATCAGATATAAAAAAAGCTCAGATAAATGCAGTCACTACCGGTGGTGATATTTTGAGAGCGACAATGAAGTATAAAAATTCCAATGGAATTTATGAGATTTACGATACAGAAAAACTAATTGAACTAGCCAAGTTAAGTCAAGAAGAGATCCAATTATGTCAGCGCTATAATACTTCAGCATACGGATATTTTGCCTATTCCACAGAGGTGTGGGATCAACTTAACGATAGAAAAGCTAAGTTGAGAAAAGGTTTGAGGATTTTGCGTGGTGGCTTGCAAATTGCAAATAATTGTATGATTCAAGGCGATAATATCACGATCCCACTGACTAAAAATATTGGTCATCAAAACCAAGCACACATTATTGTTCATTTTGAAGGAGCAGATCCTGACTTAGGAAGAAAGGGATTCCAACCCGAGTTAAAGGATTTGGCTGAAAAACTTTCTGTAGCTATTGTTAGAGAATTGAGCAATCAGCGAACTTTTTTGAAGTCAGATAGCGGTGCTCAAGCTAATATCGAAAAGGAAATAAAGGTTCAAGACTGGTTAAAAGAAAGAGAAGAGCATGAAAAAGAATGCCCACTAATTCTAAATAATGAAATATTCTTCCTTCCTACTAAGAAAATCTCGATTGGGTCTATTCCCCAGTCCGAACAAGATGTAATCGTTCTATTTAATCAGTTAATCGCTGGTGGGGTAATTAGAGGTATCCGCCTCATGTCTACTTCACAATCCTCACAGTATGATGGGGTATTCCGATTCTGTGCTGAGAACCCTCTTGAGCATTTATATTTTGATAAAAACACAAATCCTTTAGGTGTTTATTCTGAACAGTTATTGAATACGTATAAAAGCCACCCAAAAATATTAGAATATAAATTTTCTCTTGATGGGCTAATTAGGGAGTTCGAGTCCGGAGTTAAGCATGAAGTTGATGTAGAGTTAGCTATTTTTTGGGATATGGGTATAGAATACATTAAAAAATATAATGTTATCTCACTTTTGGATTTCGAGAATATACATCACCGCCAACATCATGGTATAACGCACATTTTAAGTAGTGCTACAAACTCCCACATTTATGTTATATGCCTGAAGGAGTTATTTGAGCTCCTTAACGATGCTAAATTAGCACAATTAACCCAGAAAAATAAATATAGCAATGATATTTAATATTTGAATCAAAAGGCCAGGGCAAATTCTGGCCTTCTTAATATTTAATTTTCAATTAAACTTGAGGTAATTAATAATTTCTTTTTCAATAATTTCATAATCTAAGGTATTATGACCTAACAACGGGCGCGCCGGATACTGCATTTCTTTTGCACGTACAGACGGGCGATCCCGCAGCCCGTACTGATGCACTTTTGCCATCCGTTGCACCTGTCCGGTGAATTCCACCACCGCGTCGTCAGCGGTGCCTTTGGCTTTCATATATTTTGCCGTGCGCAGTTTGGCGAACATCTCCCGCTTAATACGGCCTTTCTTTGCCCGCAACGGCTGCGGACGTCGCGGTGTGAATGGCTGTCCTTCTGGCGTGATCTGCTGCTTAATGCGCTGCTGCTGATGTTTACGCAGACGCTTCGCAATGGCCGCCGCCATCGCCTTCCGACTTTGCGGTGAGAGCGCGGCAATCAGCCCCGCCAGCCGGGTATCAAATGCTGACAACTCACTCATGCCACTGGCTCACTAACTCGCCGTGCAGATACAGTTCACGCGGCCTTTCCACCGGCTCCGGCAGGGGTGGTTCCGGATAGTGTTCAACGTGCAGACCGGCATCAATCTGTTTGACGATCACGCGCTCGGTAAGCTGCAAATATACGGCAATATCGTAGCTGCCATCATTGAGCATATCGGCTTTGAATTTATAGCCCGTTTGCTGTTTATCGGGTGTCGCCATGATGTCCGGCTGATGCTCACGCAGCCAGGCCAGAATCGGCACCATGATCAGATCGCTGTCCTGTGCAAAGTCGGTGACCAGCAACTCCACCTGATACTGATATTCAAACGACAGCGAACTGGCTAACGTGGAAACGATGCGACCATTATCCACAAACATCCGCAAGGTGTCGGGGCTGGTTTGCAGCACCGGCACAGCGTCAGTTAACGCTTTTCGCAACTGTGCGGGTTTTAACACGGTGTTCCTCCTGGCATTGTTTGACCGCTTCCACCTGGAGGCCGCAGGCAACCAGCTCGGCCTCCAGGTTTCTGACATCACTGCTTAAGTCGCCGTTAGTGACCGGCGAGCTTGCCGGTATCGGGCAGCTCGTCACCGCCGGACAGCCAATGTAAATAATCTGCGGCGCTGGCAAAGGCGGGACGTGCGTGCATCCGGCTAATACCATCAGGCAGACGAACGCCATACCAGTCGCGCATTTCCTGATTTTCATTAAGTAACCTTTGAATGTGAACTTCACGATCCCGCGCCTCCTGACTTGCCCGTGAGAGCTGGGTGCGCAGGCTTTGTTCCTGGCGTTCCCGCGTCACAGCATCATCATTCAGGCGATTAATGGCGTTATCGCGGCTTTCAATACCGGCGGACAGTGTGCCGATAATGCGCTGTGCCTGGTCGGCTTCATCATGCAGGCCGCCGATACGCCAGGTTTGCAGCCCCGCCAGCGCGCAGGCTGCCAGCAGTAATAAAATTAAAATGCGCATCAGACTCCCCGCTGGCAGTAGGCAAGCTCATTCGCGCGGCGGCGCTCCAGGCCGGTGACGCGGACACCTTTCACAAACACCCAGCGCGGCAACTGTTCGCAGGCTTTTCGCCATTCACCCTTGTTGATGAAAAATGCCAGGGTGGATTTACACGCCGCCGTCACGCCAACGTTGAACGCGAACGACACCACGGCGTCATATACGGGCTGCGGCATGGCAACCGGCATACATCGGGCAATGCCTTTCTCCACCCGCATCACGTCTTCCACCAGATTCATGGCGGCCTGCCGTTCGCTGATGTGCGTTTGCGGTTTCACGCCTGCGGTGTGCCCGATGCCGTTTGTCCAGACACCCGCGCTGCACTGATAGGCGGACAGACGGCAGCCTTCAAAATCAGCAATCAGTGCCAGACCGGCGGCGGAGGTTTTCAGGGTCTGCGTTTGCGGCAGCAGCGCGGCAATCGCCAGGACGGCGGCGACGGCGCAGCGTCTAACGATTGATGGCTGCATTAATGTCCCCTCTGATGCCCATTGCTTTCAGCAGGCGGTAAGTTTTGCGCCGGTAGTACCAGTTCACCAGAAAGGTCGCCACGCCGACGGCGGCACCGACTAAAAAGGCAATATCCTGCGGCGACATTGCGCCGAGCCACGCAAGAAAGGCCGCGACGCAATAACAAATAAACGAGGTGATGCGCTCCATGGTCATCAGTCCCAAAGTGAGACGGTTTCGCTGACTGCGGCCTGAGTAATATCCGGCAGCTCCACCGCGTAGCCATGGGGCAGGATTGCCCCGCGAGCGGCTAAGCCAACGTTAGCCGCGTAAACCTGTTCCATCACCGACTCGGTACGCCCGTAATACCGCCAGCAGAGCGAATCCACAGTGTCACCTTGTTCGGCATAGACTTTCATCAAAGCAGACCGATCACACAGTGCGACACGCCAGCGACATCGCTGATCGCATTGCGGCCATCACGCCACAGTTCATCAACCGTGCTTTCGACAATTTCCGCCTTTTTACTGCCAGCATCGGTGGTATCACTGTTCGGATATCGTTCCGCCAGAATGGCAGCCGTAATGGAGGAAACCGCCCGCAGGTAGGCACAGACTTTAATACTTTCGTCATCAATCTGGTCAGCCGGGACATCAGAGAGGGTTTTGTATCCCTGAGCCAGTTGTGCGACGCGGTAGCTGTACAGTTCGGCATTAACTTCTGTCAGCGCGTACTTAATGACGGCTCGCAGTCGTTTGGCGGTCACTGTTCCTTCCAGGCGCAGCGTGTCGCGTAACTCCACCGGATTGATATCCGGCCAGAAGTGCGTGTTTTTAATCGCGGGTTCCGTCGCGGCGTCCGGCTTTGGTGCAGGTACAACAAGAGACATAGTGACCTCTGAATAGGGGACGGTGGACGCCAGCGTTGAACGAGGTCACAGACCTGTCGCGGCTAGCGTGCCGTCCGGCGCGGGGCGCGTTCTGTTTAGCTGCTGGCAGCCTTTTTGATGGCTGATTCCAACCGCTCAATATCCTTTTTAACGCCGCAGTTGCTGTTCAGCTGGAAAGCGCGTTTCAGGTGTTGCAGGGCGAGCGGCAGTTTCTCCGCATCGCGATACAGGTAGCCGGTGATTTTGTGCAGCTTGGCGCGTACCTGATCCGGCATGTCCTGACTTTCCGTCAGTTCCATCGTGGTCATGAGTACATCGAGACTGACCGGCTCACCGGCAGCATGAGCGCGGGTGCTCATATCGGCAATTTCCTCCGCCAGTGCATAACCGGCAGGGCGTTTGCCGAACGGCATTGCCAGCTTGTAATGCAGCGCGTAGCGGGCGATTTCCAGCGCACCGGCGTAGTCACCGGCATCAATACGCCAGATCATGATGGTCATCAGGATGGCGTCCTGAGCGCCTTTACCCTCAGCGAGAACGCCCGCCACCCACGGCGCATATTCGGGCAGCATCTTGCGTTTGAGTTCTGCCTTTTTCTCAGCAGAATAGGCTTTCTTCAGGGCTTTCTGGTCAGCATTAAGCTTTTGCAGCAGCAGTTCATAGCCGGTGGCATGACGCAGCAGGCTGGTATCCTGCTGCGCGGCTTCGATAGCTGACTGCCGCAACAAATGACGTCGGGCAGGGCTGGTCATGGCTTACTCCTGAGCTGCCGGTGCGGTGGTACCGGATGCAGTTTTGATGGCATCAACGATCGCCGAGGTGAATTTGCTGAGTTCGGCTTTTTCAGCTGTGTCGTCTTCTCCGGCGGTCACTTCGATGTTCTCGATCAGACAACCGCAGCCGTAATCTTCCACCACGTAATCCTCGTTAATGGATTCGTAGTTTTCGATGCGGTCACGTTTTGGTACTTCCTCAACGTGGCGGCGGTGCGTGCCGTCCTGCCAGTAAATGGACAGGTTATCCAGACGGGTGATCAGCATGGCGTTAGCAGGGAAGCCGGGCACACGCACGGCGGGCAGATTGCCGATGCGTTTCTGGCTGACGATCAGATCGGCAGCCATCGCCTCAGTGTTTGGCTGCTGTTTGTTGATCAGCGGGAAATACTTATCTGCGAGCAGCTTGCGGCCGCAGATCACCACTAGCTCGGTGTCGTCCTGATAGATTGGGTCGATCAGTTCATTCACCGCATCAAAGACCAGCGCGTCGAGGTTTTTGTATTCACCTTCGCCACCGACTTTCACCGCCTCATTGGTCACGGTACCGTCTTCGGCGACAATCATGCCCATCACTTTGGACGGGGCATTCAGGCGGTATTTTTGCAGCCAGCCCACGCCGACATCCTGCAACAGCGGATTCTGAACACGGTTAGATGTCGGTGCGCGGGAAACACCGTTAAAGCCGACCAGGATGCGATCCAGCGCCTGACGCTTGATAATGGCGTCACGTAGACGGGTCTGAAAATCGTTGTAGCGCGCCCACAAATCCAGCTTGCTGTACATCCAGTGGAAGTCGTAGTTGGTTTTGGTGCAGTGATAGCCTTCCTGATCCAGCTTGGTGAAATCAGCCGTTTCACGTTCATCACCGGCGTCAGTGTTGGTGGTACTGGCAATCGTGCCGGTTACGCCGACACCCACTTTCGCGCCCATCATTTCGTCCACCGGAATGATGTTGATACGGGTCAGAAACTCTGAGGATTCCTGTAATCGGGTCATTAGCGTCTGGGTGACGGACGGCTCGACGTTAAATTTCTTGTCCAGCGTACCGACGTCAACGTTGTTGAGTTTGGCGAGCTGGGAGAGGAACGCATTAAATTTAAAGCGCGTTTCTTTTTTCATGAGGTGTTTCCTGAGAATGAGTTAAAGGTGTCGGATCAGCAGTCGGTGACCGTCTCGTCTACGCCTGCGCCGCCGGTTGCGTGCGGACGTTGGCCGAATTTCTGCACTGGTGTCTGCGCTAACTTGCCTTTCAATTCAGTGAGGGCGTCATGTTCGGCAGCGGTGGATTTTTCCAGGGTATCAACGCGGCTCAGCAGATCGGTCAGGCTGGTTTCATGCTTATCCAGTTCGGTCTGAGCGTATTGAGCGACCTCGCTGACGGCTTCGTGAACATCGACCAGACGGGCATCGTCTGACGCCTGTTTACGTGAAAGCTTTTGTTTCACCAGGGCGAAAAGAGAAGGGGCAGTTTCCGGCGCATCTTCAAACTCAATCAGGGCTTCGGTGGCAACCGTGAAAAGGCTGTCCGGATCGGATTTACGACCGGCGAGCGGGTTCTGTTTGGCTTTGCGGCTAAACTCCAGCATTTCAGTGCCGAGGCTTGCGGGGTCGTCGGTGACGGCCAGACCGACCAGGTAGGATTTATTGGAATTGGCGAAGTTACGTTTGATCTCCATCGAGGTGTAAACCTTCTGCCCGTCGCCGACCATCTGCGTTAAATCCGCGGTAGGGCTAATCATCGCGTAGAGCGCCCATTTGTCATGCAGCAGCGGTTCAGCAGCGTCATTAATTTGTTCGGCTTTAAGCTGGATCACGTCGCCATAACGGCGAAAATCGCTGGTCGGTAATACGCCCTTGATGTGCTCCAGATTGACGCGGGCACCGTAGGCTTTCGCGCTGTACGTCTCCGCCATTTGTTTGATGTCATTAGCATCAATTTCGCGGCCGTCGCAGGTGTCGCCTTCGACCCCGATGCGAAACCATTTCGATACTTTCTTTGCCATGTGACTGACTCCGGTAATGAGTGTTGAGAACGGGAGTTAGTTTCCAGACAGTCACCGCAGGCCGCCAGCCGATGCGGGTTGTTGCCCGATGGCGCAACGTGGGCAGCGCGAAAAACGGTTGTCTGGCCGGTAACGTGGCGGCATGAATATTTCAAACTCCACCATCATCAGCGACCCGCGCCGACAGGCGGCACTGCTTTACTGGCAGGGTTTTTCTGTACGGCAAATCGGGGAGATGCTGAGCCAAAAAACGCCGACCGTGCAGAGCTGGAAAACTCGCGATCAGTGGGAGGCCATTGCGCCCATTTCTCGCGTGGAAACCAGCATGGAAGCGCGGCTGATCCAGCTCGTCATGAAAGATGTGAAGGAGGGGAAGGACTACAAAGAGATCGACCTGTTAGGCCGACAGATTGAACGCCTGGCAAGGGTAAACCGTTACAACCACACCGGCAGCGAGGCTGATTTAAATCCGAACGTCGCTAACCGCAACAAGGGCGAACGCAAGGCACCCGAAAAGAATGTTTTCAGCGATGAGGCCATTGAGAAACTCGGTGACATCTTCATTGAAACGTCGTTCGAGTATCAGCGCGGATGGCATCAGGCCGGATTACAGCACCGTATTCGCAACATCCTCAAGTCCCGCCAGATTGGCGCAACCTTCTACTTTGCCCGGGAAGCGCTGATTGATGCGCTGACCACCGGCCGTAATCAGATTTTCCTGTCGGCAAGTAAGGCGCAGGCGCACGTCTTTAAAAACTACATTATCGACTTTGCCCGACAGGTTGACGTGGATTTAAAAGGCGACCCGATTGTGCTGCCTAACGGCGCACGGCTGATTTTTCTCGGTACCAACGTCCGCACTGCGCAAAGCTATACAGGCAATCTGTACCTGGACGAATACTTCTGGATCCCCAAGTTTCAGGAACTGCGCAAAGTGGCTTCCGGTATGTCGCTGCATAAAAAATGGCGAAGCACCTACTTCTCCACGCCGTCCAGCCTGGCACACAGTGCCTATCCGTTCTGGTCGGGTGAACTGTTCAACAAAGGCCGTCGCAATAAAGCCGACAGGATTGACCTGGATCTGACGCATGCGCATCTCTCGAAAGGCGTACTGTGCGATGACGGTCAGTGGCGGCAGATTGTGACGGTGGAAGATGCGCTGTCAGGCGGGTGTAACCTGTTCGACCTGGAACAGCTGAAACTGGAATACAGCCCAGCCGAATATGAAAACCTGCTGATGTGTGAGTTCGTGGACGATCAGGCGTCGGTGTTCCCGTTCGCCGAGTTGCAGGGCTGCATGGTGGACAGCTTGGATGAGTGGGAAGACTTCGATCCCTATCTAAAACGGCCATTTGCCTATCGCCCCGTCTGGATCGGTTATGACCCGTCGCACACTGGTGACAGCGCAGGCTGTGCGGTGATAGCTCCGCCGGTGGTTCCCGGCGGCAAGTTCCGCGTGCTCGAGCGTCACCAGTGGAAGGGCATGGACTTTGCAGCGCAGGCCAAGAGCATCGAGGAGCTCACCAATCGCTATGCGGTTGAATACATCGGCATTGATGCGACTGGCATCGGGCAGGGTGTTTTCCAGCTTGTTCAGCAGTTCTTTCCGGCGGCGCGTGAGATCCGTTACAGCCCCGAGGTGAAAACCGCACTGGTACTCAAAGCAAAAGACACCATCAGCTCCGGCCGCCTGGAATATGACACCGGCCATACCGACATCACCGCGTCGTTTATGGCGATCCGCAAAACGATGACCGCCAGCGGCAACCGTTCAACCTACGAAGCCAGCCGCAGTGAAGAGGCCAGCCACGCCGACGTCGCGTGGGCAATCATGCACGCCCTGTTAAACGAACCGCTGACCGCCGCCAACGGCGGACAAAGCCCGAACATTCTGGAGTTCTACTAAATGAGCAAGCGCAAATATCGTAAAACCACGCAGACTACGACAACTGAAAGCCAACAGCGCGCGGAGGTATTCAGCTTCGGTGATCCGACGCCGGTTTTAGACCGCCGCGAGATTCTGGATTACATCGAGTGCACCGGCAACGGCCGCTGGTATGAGCCACCGGTCAGTTTCGACGGACTTGCCCGTAGTCTTCGCGCCGCTGTACATCACAGCTCCCCGATTTACGTGAAGCGCAATATCCTCGCTTCGACATTTATCCCGCATCCGCTCCTGAGCCAGCAGGAGTTCAGCAAATTCGCCCTGGATTATCTGGTGTTCGGGAATGCGTATCTGGAACTGATCCGCAACCAGCTCGGCGAACCGTTACGCTTTGAAGCTGTACCGGCTAAATATGTGCGACGCGGAGTGGAAGAGGGGACGTACTGGTTTGTGCAGGGTTGGAAGGAACCGCATCAGTTCGCAGCAGGCAGCATCTTCCATCTTATCGAACCGGACATTAACCAGGAGATTTACGGTTTGCCTGAATATCTGAGCGCGCTTAATTCTGCCTGGCTGAATGAAGCCGCGACGTTGTTCCGCCGTAAGTATTATCAGAACGGAGCTCACGCGGGCTACATCTTGTATATGACCGACGCCGCGCAAAGCAGCAGTGATATTGATTCAATGCGTAAGGCAATGAGGGATACCAAAGGTCTGGGCAACTTCCGCAACCTGTTTATGTACGCCCCTAACGGCAAAAAAGACGGCATTCAGATTTTGCCGCTGAGCGAAGTGGCCACCAAAGATGATTTCTTCAACATCAAGAAATCCAGCCGTGATGATCTGCTGAGCGCACATCGTGTTCCGCCGCAGATGATGGGGATCATACCTGATAATGCAGGAGGGTTTGGGGACGTGGAAAAGGCGGCGCAGGTTTTTGTTAGGAATGAGTTGACGCCGTTGCAGGAGAGGATGAGGGAGATCAATTTTGGAGTAAATGAAAAAGCTATTGATTTCTCGGAATATAAGTTAAGCGGCGATAGATAAGGAAGTGATAAAATATTTATTTGTGTTCAATAATTTTATTATTGATTTCGACTTTGACTGTGTAAAATCCTTTTTTAGCGATGCAATTTATTGTCGGTGCAATCTTTCTTATGTTAGAAATTTCCCACATAAAATACCCCGGTTTCCATTCTTTAGTTATTTTAGTCGAAGAGTCTTGTAGTTGTGAGTCTAAATATGTCCATGGTATCACGCTGATGATGTCTACTAACGCCACTGCTTTAGCATCTGGATCAACATCACCATCATGTAAGTATTTTCTGTTTTCTATAAGTAATACATCACGCATAGGAAGTCGAGGGGGAGTCCATGACCGAATCTCTACTTTCTTAATACCAAGTAAAATATTTGTAACTGCTGGGTAAACTATTGATAATGCAGTAAATTCTTTCACCGCTAACCCCGTCGTGAAATTTAACTTGTTAGTAGTATTATAGGCGCTTAATATTGTAAAAGTCATGTAAATTTACGCAGGGAATACAATTAATGATAATATTTATTGCAGGTGTGCACGCTGTGGGTAAGAGTTTTTTATGCAAGCATTATGAATTAACTCATGAGATTATGCATAAAAGTGCTAGCGAAATAATTAAAGAGTACAAAAAAGAAACTTGGGGAGTTAACAAAAAAGCAACCGATTTAGATGATAACCAGAGGGTTTTGATCGAGGCAGTAAATAGTATTAATGATTCAGGGGAGTCTTTATTACTGGATGGGCATTTTGTTTTGATTAACTCTTTAAATGAATTTGTTAGGTTATCTCCAGAAATCTTTTTTGAAATGGGGGTGAATGGAATTATTCTTATCGAAAATTCAGAGGATGTAATACGCAAGCGGTTTAATGCTCGACGCGCTTCTATCGAATTTGACATGGAGAAATTTATTTTTGAGGAAAGAAATGCCGCAGAAAAGGTTTCCGAAATGTATAAGATAAAATTAATAAAATTATTTTCTCCAGAAGCGATGGATTTTGAAAGGGCAATGCAAGAATTTTGAAAAAAAAAGGGGGGATCCCCCTTTTTTCAAACGTACCGAAATGATTGTGGTGGTGTCGCACCAGGTAAGTAATCGTCCAAATGTAAAGGCGTATCATACCTTATAGGATTTTTTACACCGATGGCAAATCCAATGTCCCGTTCTGAAAAATAAGAGTCAAAAAAACCTCTAGATATGCCTGCATATTTTTTTGTGGTCTTCCACAGTTCGCATGGCTCAGAAGAAATTATTTCTCCGATTTCAAATTCCCCGATAACTTTACCAACAGGCATCGTTGCGTAAATTACTACCGTATCGATATTTTCTTTTCTGAAAATACTTTTTCTGAATTCAAATCGTTTTTCACCATCGAGGATACGCTCAGCAAACTCTGGTTTAATTGACAATAAGACTTTCATTAACTTCTCCTGCAGTGAGGATCGCCCGGAAATGTGCATCAGACAATCTCATAAAACCCCAATAATCACTGTCAGTATAACCAGTAATAGTCATTAAGTCATTGCGAATAACTCTTTTATTTAAAGCGAAATTGTAAGTGAACTTAATAATAATAGGATATTTTTTGTGCGCATACATTGCCGTCAATTCCGAGTCAGTGAACACTGTCAATGGCCCACAGTACGCCTTAAATTCCTGTAAAGATGAAAATTCATGAATATTACGAACATCTTCGATGACGCACACAGATGTCGCAACGGATCTGAATCTAGCAGGACCTTGCTGGTCAGAAGTGCGGTATATGAGAATATTATCACCTGCTCTCAGGTTTTCCATTCCTCTCATTCCTGCAAGATAAACTTTATGTATACTGTTACTGTGTGAAACATCTTCGATTAATGAATCATCTTCATTATTAAGGATAGATTCTGGAAATAATCGAGTGTGCCACATAGGGTAGATACTTAATAAAAAATTTCTTCCTGACAATTTAATGAAAGGATAATTGGTGTAGTTCATTTTTTATTCTCTCCATGTTAAGGGTTTGAAATAAACACCTTCTTGTCCACTTGCTGTAATCTCATTCTTTACTGCAACTTTCTCGAAACCGTAACGTTCGAGGAGGTTAATCAGTCCTTCATGTTTATCAAAAATAGTTACGTAAATCTCAGGAAGTCCCTTACTGAGAGCGAAATCGAGAATCTTTCTAACAAAACGTTCGCCAAGTCTTGTACCGTGAGCAACTATTTTAAAAGTGCCTAATTTCACTCGTTTTTTTTTCGGGAAGCTTGGAGTCATATCGACTAACGCTTCATCTTCAACTTTTAAGTACAAAAAACCGTCTATTTCATTATCTTCGTTATATGAAACATAAGCTTTCTCACCACCTTTTGACATGAACCATTTGACAAATTTTGGATAGTCACTTTTTAGGCTATCGAAGAAGGGATCGTCAAGATTCACATTGGCGAACGTTTTATATACAAGAGACATGCCAATATCCTTTTGTGTATCGTAATCGCAATATCGGTAAAATTAGCCCCGCTTCCACTAAATGTAAACTTATATTACATCAAGCGCGCAATGCTATCCCCGCCACGCCTGCCCGCTTTATGGGGCGCTTTTGATGCAGTTGCGTGATCCACTGTGATCCACGCCAGCACTGGTGTCGCGGGGAGAAATGAGCAGGGCGATCACAATGCAAAATCATGCACTCACTGCATGCAGAGCTTACAAAGAGAGATCGCCCGCAATCCTGGCTATTCTTCATCGTCGTAAACAGAGAATGGCACTGACGGCGTATCTGCTTCATCCAGAACGCTGTCGGCCATATCAGAGATCATTTCCATCACCAGTGCGTAGTCGTCATTTCTGCACTGGCCTGACTGTGCGATGTCAGCCATAAGCCGGATTTTTATCAAAGCCATCTTTAGCTCATGAGAGGATACCATTACTCACTCCAATGCACTGTTTATTTATACAGTATAATATTACCATTCCTTAACAAATTCCAATAAAAACTGAATGTTACTTTTTAACCAATAGCTTAGATGAATGTTTAAACAGTCCTAGTCGTCATAAAATTCCTGCCAGTCCATTAGAGGGGGGTGATGGATCACAACATCACCAAAACTGATTTTGGCTCCCCGGGTTAATGCTTCCAGCTCCCATCTTTGAGCTTTGATATCGTTTTTAAGCAATTCTTGTTCAATCTGAGGCAATCGCGCCCGTTCTTCAGCAGTCAATCTTGCTGATGGGGCAACATCGCGCCCCTTCGTTGGGTCAAAACTTCGCTGCGCCTTGCTGACTTTCGGCGTTTCTTCACGTATACGCGCCACAATCGCCCTCACGGCGGCAGTGTCTGTCCAGTCAATAACTCGCAGGTTGTCAGAATTGGACGCTGTAGGCGCACCCCCAGCCTGGCTATCGAGCCTATTTGCGGATTGTTTCTTTTCACCTAACCCACAGTTATTGACAGGACTCCGAGGCGCGCCGTGGGCGCTTTTTGAGGTCAAAACCTCAACGTCAACGGCAGAAGAAACGATCCGCCATTGTGTTGTACGGGTTTCATAAACGCGGGAGTCGCCGAGATGAGGCGCGAAAATACCGACAACCTTTTTCACTTCTTCATCGTAGGCGTTCAGCTCATTAGCAACGCGGCGAGCTACGCGCACAGTCTGATCGTCGCGTGGGACATTTGCGCCGCCCTGGGCTGACATGTACGCCATAAAGTCACCGGCATCAGCAGCAGCGCGGACAGCTTCGACTTCTTCGTCAAAGGTTTCCGTCAGACTGATGGAACGGATGCGGCGGCACTCACGGTATGAACCCATGGTAGGCAGGCCGATAGGATGAAACTGCGGGATACGCCAGGTAGCAGCCCAGGCAGTAACAGCGGCAGCCGAGTCTGTCAGCAGCTCGCCGGTTTCGTGGTCACGCTCGCCTTCCAGTGCGTAACCGTCGATGTTCTTTGCAATGTATTTAGCAATATAGCCAGCCGCGCCGCCACGGTTCAGGTGTTTACAGTCAAAGCGGTTCTTTGCCGCACCGCGCTCATCACCGTCTTCTTTCATGGCGTATTTGCGCATGATATCGATCACCCGCTGACGCATGGCGGGCTTGGTGAATAGCATCATGTGCCAATGTGGCGTCGCGTCGTGGTGAGGCTCTACAACACGCATCCCGTAAACGGACAGGCCACTATCTTTGAACGCGGTGCGGATTTTGCTCCAGATCCCGCACAGATAACGCTGTGCGTCTTTCGGGGTATAGGCTTCTTTGTCCCAGGCGTGATTTCTCTGAACGCGTTTTTTATCGCCCTTGCCAACCATGCGGGTCGGGTGATATTTGGAAGGCGTGGTGATGGTCAGAAACATCCCGACGTCGCCATTTGCGGCTGCATACTTTTCTGTGCCGGAGATCGTGCTCATCAACTCCATGCGGCGAATTTCAGGGTTTGAAATACTCGCCATAACTTTGTCGATCAGACTGAAACGCTCGCCGGTTTCGATGTTTTCCAGGTCGCAGCTTTTCAGGTAGTCGAGATTCGACAGACGGCGTGCACGTACCTCACGGATAGCCTGCTTACTGGCATACGGGGAAGCGTCGCGGTTAACCTTGCCGATAGCGATCAGCAAAGATTCACGCCAGCGGGTGCGCTGACCTTTCAACTGGCGTAACCACCAGTCCGGATTAACCAGGCGGGACATGGCAGCGATAGCGGAAAAGGCATCCAGCTTGCCTTTGCAGTACCTTGTCCAATACATCGGCGTGACATTAAAAGCCTGCGCCATACCTGCGATTTCGCTGTACAGCTCGCACTGGGTATCACTCTCAAAAAGAATCGAATTATCCCCGTTGTATTGAGCAAGCAGCTGATCACAACGGTCTTCATAGATTTCTTTGAGTTGTCCGGCGATGTCCTGAGCGTACCGACGCAACGGTTTATCGCTCATGCTCGGCAGGCTGTGATAGGTGTCTGCCTCAGACATGAATTTCATCGAGGCTTTAACATTCATTGCGTGAGCGGCATTGACCGCTTCAACGCGGGGAAGGATGCTGCGACCAAGGGTATAAATCAGGTATTTATTGGCGGCGTGAATGCCCTGCGTTTTCAGCAGATACGCATGGCGACCTGTGAAAATTTCCCGCAAGTCGGTAGAGAGGGCTTTTACTCTGATTAAAACAGCTTGCCCCTGATCGTATTCATCACGGGTAAGCGGTCTTTCCAGGCCAGAAACGGCCTGGCGTGGTTTATTCCAGGGAAACGCCCAGACTTCGGGCGTTTTAATCTGAGGGGTAAAACGGCTGGTCTGCATTACATACCGTCTTTGATATCAATGACCAGATAGCCAGCGTTAATACCGGCCAGGATGAGTAATGCCACTGAGAAAACGATCACTTGTTTCCTCTGTAATGTCTGGCGTTCAACTCAGCCAGTTCTTTGCAGTAAACACAAAGCTCAACCCCTGGCAGAGCTGCACGGCGTTCCTCTGGTATCGGACGATTACACTCGATGCAGAACATTGCGGAAACGCCTGCAACAGTTGCGCGGGCGGCTTGGATTTGGGCGGAAAGGACGAGATCAGCGCGCTCCTGGGCGGTGTCGATTACATCAGCCATTGTTACGCCTCCGCTTCACTTTGGATTCGGTTAGCTTCAATGCGTAGTGCCTCCGCAGCTTCAATCCCTGTCATTTCACGTTTGAGGATAAAACTGGCAATCGCTTCCAGGCGGCCAGCAAATACAACCGCTCGATTGGCGCGTTCTTCATTACGAGCAGTGTCAAGCATCAACGATAAATCAGGAACAGAGGTGTAATCGCGTTCTGGTGAAGCTAAATCAATGCCCATAACCGGCAAACCAACAATATTCTGACGGGTGTTATCAATCATATTTTTCATATAAGAACTCCTGTTTTGGGCAAAAGAATGCCCGGCGGGTTGACGCCAGTTAATTTGGATTTGGGTTAGTGTTTAATGTTTATCTTGCAGTCATCTTCACTGATAAATTTCGGCAGTGATTCAGTTAAACCAAGCAAAGAATTTAGCGCCGCAACTACTTGATGCCTTTCCGTCGGCGTTAATTCAGCAAACTTCATCTCAAGATGGCGACGAGATAAGCCAGCATGAAAACAGATTGTTCTACGCATATGCAGCGGCTGAGTATCAAATGTTTCCTGCGCTACGTTCTTTCTGAATTCAAACATCTCTTTAATTCTGGAAAGATGTTTTTTGCCTATTTGAATATGTTCTTCATTCACTAAAGACATAATCACCTCAACTAAACAGACGCTTTAAAAGCGGTTTTGAATTTCTCACGGCCTGCGGGGCAGTGGCTTGTGACATTGAAGGGTTCCAACGCTTTCCACCTGGCAATTCAATGCAACCATGGCCGAAATGGCGAGAAGGACTTTGCTGTTTTAAAAATGGAGCAATAGAAACAGCCATATTCACATCAACCCATTTGTCGTGACGCTTGCAATAGCACCAACTGCAGATGCCAGGGCAGGGGATGCCTGAACTCGGCCTTGAACAACTAAACCGATCAGCGATAGATGGCGAATACCAGCATTAACACCTTCGAGTAAGGACATTCGACGCTGAGAACTGACCGTACCCCCTTTCACCGCATCAGCTGCAATAGAACCAACGGCGGCAGTTGCCTGTAGTGCGTAGGTTGAAAGATTAGAAGTAGCAATTTCATTGACCGGAACTGACGGCAGGCAATTTATCTGTGCCAGCATGCCATCGATAAGGGTAGCGTCTTCAGTCAGATCAGTGATTAAAAGAACTTCCTCACAAGTGAGTTTATGAGGTTGCTCAGGGTTGAACTTATTGCGCAGGATTTGGGGTTTAGTTCCCATCAGCGCGGCAAGTTCGGTAAGGTTATGACGATTCACAAATGCCTTACATGCATCGTCAAAGTGAGCGTGTTTGGAAACGCGATAATCAAACATTGTTAGTCCCTGCTAGTTTGAATAATCTGACTCAACGATTTATGTAGCGACACTTGATGGCTTGCTGGCGGTTTTTCTCACGCCATGCCTCAAGATTGATCAGGGCATTGCCATGACGTTCCATAACAACAGTTTGCATTTGACCTGTTTTTCGGTTTTTTCGTTGCTGGGTGATTGTGGTTGAGGGAGTTGGTGCAAGCAGGACTACGCCATTCGCGATCCACTTTTCGAGGACTGCGGAGCTGATGCCGTTAATTGCAGCAAAATCTTTTTTAGAAATTGTCGGGGACGTAGCGAGGGTAGTCAGTTGCAAACTTATTGAGTTCACGATTGTTGCAGCTAGGGCTGACTCCAAGGCTGGCAACAACTGGGATACGACAGAATTTAACAGCTCCTTTGAAACGGCTGTCTTATCAACGGCTACTTGAATTGCATTCTGTTCAGACATAAAGCAAAATCTCCTTTTAAGCAGTTTGAGTTCTACTGTGTAACATGTGGTGTGTTTTCACTTTAGATCACAAATGTGCTCATGTAAATCACTTTTGTGCTCACCATGGTGGATCTATGCCTGAAACTAAAGACAGTGCTGCGCATATCGTTGAACGTCTTTCCTCATCTTATGGGGTTACTTCTCAACGGGCTTTAGCCAGCTGTCTGGATGTTCCTTCAAATAATGTAAGTGCTTGGTTACAACGTGAGAGCGTTCCAGGCAATGCAATCATCAAATGCGCACTGGATACTGGGGCTGATTTGAAATGGTTAGTTACCGGTGAAGTTGCATTTGCAAAAAAAGAAATTCATACAGTCACAAATGGGGTTTCTTCATCTTCTGGTAACGTTCTCCTGCAGAAAATGCTTTCGACTGGAGGGCGTGCTGTGTTGAACAGAATTATCGAAGCCTACGGTTTCAAGACCCAAAAAGAACTCGGGGAGCATTTGAACATTTCTTCAGGAACGATAAGTACTTGGGTAAGAAGAGAGTATTTCCCTGGTGATGTAGTGATTACCTGCGCATTAGACACTGGTGCTTCACTTGAGTGGTTGGCTACAGGCGAAATGAAAGGGTACTCACTTGAGGAAACTGTTTCCCAAGCATTACCGATGATCAGTAAGAAAATACTTTTGGCTGGAAAGCTGGATGATGATGGTTTTTGCTACATTGATCAGTCATTTGTTCCTGATGGCGTCAATCTTAAAAACTTAAACTTTGTACGAAGCGCTAAATCATCTTGGCTGATAGAGATGGATGTTAGTGAATTATCAAATGGCTCTTGGCTTTTAGACATTGATGGCACTTTGGATGTTTATGCAGTTTCTAAACGCCCAGGGAACAAACTTCGAATTATAGGCCATGATGGTGAATTTGAATGTTTAACAAATGAAGTAACGGTAAAAGGCTTAGTAGTAGTTATTTTAAACTATGCTATATAGGAAAGTAAATTAAGAGATTAATTAATGCAAATAAATGAGTAAATTCATGTTGATAATTTAATTAGGTTGAAAGTGCGGGGGCGGAGTGAGAAATAAATGAATATAATTAACAACCTTTCATAAGTATTCGCTTTCAAGTGATTATCCTTAATTTTAATTTTCGACCCATTTGCTGTTCACTTAGTAATCTCTTGCAAAAAAAACTACATTTCTTACCTTGTCTCTCTGGTTTGAGAAAAGGCTTGCTCGCATTCATTTTTCCAGAGTAAGTATGACCATGTTAATAGAGTGATTTCTGAATGTATAATCGCTGGGATGATGATTAGCTTGGCGTTCAGCCTGCACAGCGCTGAACATGCGTTAAATAGATCAAGATTAATGGCATTCACAAACATCCTTCAAAGCTTTGCCCTCAGATCCTGAGTTCATTCGCCAATACCTGCCAGCTCTATACAACTGCGTTAAGCTGCCCCTGAAACGGGCAGGGCAGTAAAAGTACTGCGCCCATCTCTGTCAATTGACTACATAGTAATTTATGCTGTAGCAAAAGGTTCTTTACTAGTGTAAATGGAGGAATAAAAATGAACTGTACAACTCTCATTCTCCGGTTCAGGGATTTGGTAACACCAACAGGAGAAACTATCAACCGCCATGAAGAGATTATCAAATCCCACGGTTCAGTATGGTGGGGATGGTGGGCAAAACCAGACGAAAGAGTATCTAGCGAATTTTTGCAGATACAAGAACAACTTGCTTCTAATCAGTTGGGTGTTTACCTCTTTGATAGCGGGCAAGCTAAGCTTTATAAGGCATTGTTAAATAATGTCCAACTTCACCCAAGTTCTCTGGCTTGCCCTGATAAAGAAAGGTCTCCTGCATATTATGCTACGCAAAGATATAACGTATGGTTTGAGTTTGCGAGCATTGAAGAAGTTAATGAAAGTGAAATAAATAAGTACGCGTATTCTGGTAGAATCAAGGATTTTTTTAAAGATCCTCAATTATTCTCTATTTTCGACAACAAACAAATATCAAGCTCGAGAGAGTTGAGATATCAGGATAGGACTATTTGGTTTGTAGATGATTATGACCCTTCATTACATCAATCTCATGAGATATTGTTGAGCAATGCAAACGTCAGTGTTCCTGGTGTGTTTCCCAAACGTTCGGTAGAGTTGAGTAATGGAAAGGTTATATGGATGTCTGATATCCACTTTGATGAGGATAGGAATAAACATCAATTCGATCAAGCCAATCAATTAAAATTATCAAAGATTCTGATTACTAAGAAAGAACTGGAAATAGATGGCATGATTGTTTCTGGCGATTTAACTTGGAAGGCAACGGCCGAAGAGTTTGATTTAACTTCTGAGTTTTTCAAAGCCATTTGCTCTGTCAAAAGAGTAAATATAGATGCGATAGGATTTTGTCCTGGAAATCATGATGTAAGCTTCAGCGAACATCTTCCTGAAAATGTAAAGGTTGCACTGGAAGATTATCATGAAGCTCAAATGGGAAAAAAGGAAATATCAAAAATAAATTGGGAGCTATTAGCAGCTAGGGATGTAGCCCCTGAATGCAAAAAAAATTATAAAGATTTTTTTAAGTCGATAGTTGGCACTGAGCCTAACGAATTTCTATCAATGGGGAAAAGATTTGTAATTAGAAATCAGAAAATAGTTGATTTCTGTTTTTTAAATAGTAATCACTTGCAGCAGCATAAAGTAGCCTTTCAGGGGCAAGGTTTTGTTGGTATAGAGCAGCTTACTGATGCCGCAATAGAAATGCAATGGGAAGGAAATGAAAAAATTTCTGGAGGTATCAGGGTTGTAGTATTACATCATAATTTATACCCAGTTAATTATTCATCTGAAGCTTACGTTAGTGCACCTGCCAGCTTAGTATATGATACTCAGGCTATCTTACAATGGTGTTTTAAGCATGGTGTTGACCTTATTCTTCACGGGCACACTCATGAGCGTTACACCACAAAGATCTCAAGAAAGATATCTGGCTCAACAAAGAAACTTTGGATAGTTGGATTAGGTAGTTCAGGAGTAATAGAATCTCACTTAGTGGGATCTAATGAGTTTGCTGAGCTTGATTTTAATAATGAATTAATTAGAATTAATTTTTATAATATCATTAAGAATGAGATTGATAGTAATATTGAAACTCTAGACTTGGACTAG